TTCGCTCTGGCTTGGCTGGTTGTGGCAGTGCAGCGTTTGGTTGGGCAGGGCGTGGCTAGGCAAGGAAAGTATTTAACGAGGCAAGGCGTGGCCGGGTGCGGCACAGTTAGGCAAGGCTAGGCGCGTCGAGGCAAGGAAAACAACAAAGGATTCGTCATGGAACAGATCAAAGTAAAGATTACCGGCACATCCCCGTTGCTCATGCACAGTGAACGGTTGAGCAATCCTTTCGACCCACTGACCAAAGAGCAAAAGAAACTCTCTTCCAAGCGCAAAAAGACGGAAGAGGACCACGAGGAAATGGCAAAGAACGAGTGGACCGGGGGTCTGTATCACGACAAAGAGATCGGCCCCTACATCCCCGCAAGAATGTTGAAAGCTGCAATCCGAGACGGTGCGAAACTGTCACGTGGCGGCAAGAAAATTAGCCGCGCCGTTCAGGTTTTGGAGAACCGTTTGCCCCTTCAATACAAGGGGCCGCGCACGGTCAAGAAGTTGTGGGATGATGGGCGGTTTATGGACATTCGTTCTGTTGTTGTCCAGCGTTCCCGCCTCATGCGCTGCCGCCCTGTATTCCATGAATGGTCGGTGGAAGCCACTCTCATGTTCATGGCTGACCAAATCGACAAGGCCGACCTTGTTGCCAATCTTGAAACGGCTGGCTTGCTTATCGGCATGGGCGACTTTCGCCCCGACAAAGGCGGTGACTTTGGCCGTTTTGATGTTGAGGTCGTAGCATGAGCGAACTCGAATACGTCAAATACAAGGACTATTGGAAGGCGGCAATAATCGAACTTCGAGAAATGGGCCTGTCATACGGCGACAGGATTACGCATGAAGACATGTATGCCCTGCTCGGCATACCCCGCCCCAAGGATTTGAGGAGCTTTGACGATATCAAAAAGTCTCAGCTTGCCTATGTCCACAATGTTGAGTGCATCCGGCGCGAACTGCTCGAAGACGATCAAATGGATATGCAGAATGTCCGAGGCTTCGGCTACGAGATTGTCAAGCCGGAAGTACAGACACAAAAAGCTGTTGGCGACCTCATGGACGAAATCAAGCGGGCAATGCGGAAGACGGCCAAGCGAATCAGTTACGTGGACATGTCGCAACTGTCAGCCGAGGAACAGCGGGAAAACACCGATGCGCGGGCGCGGCTTTCATTTTTCAGGAAGTCCATGCGTAAGGGTTTGCCCGAATAAATCTTACTATCAGCAGTAAGGAGATCATCATGGATAAATTCAAGGTAGGCGATTGGGCCGCACAAAACAGTTGCTTTGGCAAGCAGTTCGGAAAGGTCAAGAGTGTGTACCCGGACGGCAGTATTGATGTCGTTATCTATGACCTTGACGGTACGCGTCTTGGACGAACTTCACCGGCCATGGGTGGCCCGAAGCATTTTGAGCCATACTGCGCCGCTGACGGGTGGATAAAGGTTGAAGATGGTGAGCCTGATTTTCCCGTTGATTCCTGGGGCTTTGATGACAACTACATCAACGTCCACTGACATGAGAACATTGGTCGGCATACCCCAAAGAAGCGACGGGGCATTAAAAAAAATGGAAAAGCCCCGGCGGCAACCGGGGCAAGACGAAAGTAACGGCAGCATTGAGCCGCCGTCTTTTCATAGCAACGGTCAAGTAACACAAGGAAAACCCATGAACAAGAACGTTCAACACTGCGCGGATGATCGGTGCCCTTCCAAGGGCGAATGCGCTCGGTATTGCCCTCTCTCCAGGGCCGAGGTTGGCACGGAATACGATACCAATCGGTTCCGGGGGAATAGGGGAGGGAACACCTTTTGCGGCTATCTTTTGGCCTCAGTGCAGGCCGAGGGCGAAAAACACTCATAAGCGACCGTGGAGGGAAGCGTAATGGTATATTCAGACAGGATTCAACGCAGACAACAGGGGAGGGCATAATCATGGCACGGCTCAAGTATCGTAAGATTTCCCCCTACATTTGGAATGATCGGAAATTTAAAAAATTCCCTGAAAAGGCCCAATTCCTGATGCTGTTCATGTTGACACACCCAAACATGACCCCGCTGGGGGCGGTCCGGGCCAATATGCCAGGGCTTGCGTGTGAACTGAAGTGGACTCTTGAAGCCTTTGCGGAAGCCTTCAGGGAACCCTGCACACAGGGTATGGTTAAGCATGACGAAGAAGGGCCGCTTTTCTGGTTCCCGAACTTCCTGAAGCATAATTTGCCCGAGTCTCCCAATGTAATCAAATCTTGGGCGGGGGGCTGGCATGAGCTGCCGGAATGCGACTTGAAAGAGGAGCTTCTGGAACATGCCGCATGCACGGTTGGCGGACTTTCCGACCCCTTTCAAAAAGCCTTTTCAGAAGCCTTTGACGTAGACTGCCGCCAGCCTTCCCCCGACCCTATCGCTAATCAGGAACAGGAACAGGAACAGGAACAGGAACAGGAAGAAGACACAAATACGTCACCCACCACGGTGGGAGACGCCCCTGCGTGTGATTCTCCCGCGGGTTTTCCCGAAGAAAAAAATCCGGCCACCCCGCTCGAGGAAGAACCGGAGCCTGCCAAGAAGTCCGGTCCGAAGCCGTGCCCTTTCCAGAAAATTGCCGATGCGTACAACCGCAATCTGCCGCAGTTGCCGCAGGTGAAAGAGGTAACCGACGCTCGCAAGAACCGGCTGCGTATCGCCTGGAGGGCCAGCAAGGAGCGTCAAACGCTGAAGTGGTGGGAAGAATATTTCCAGCTTGTGGCGAGGTGCCCTTTCCTGCTGGGCGAAAGCAAGCGGGGGTGGAAGGCCGGTTTTGATTGGCTCCTCACGCCCACAAACATGGTCAAGGTGCGGGAACGCAACTTCTTGCCCGAGGAAGGCGGCAACAATGAGTCCTTGCCGCCGGAACTCCGTAACGCACCGCCGCAGAACGACAGCCTTCCGCCGGAACTGAGGGGGTAACGCATGGACTACCAGAAACAACAGGAAATCCGGTGGAATATTTTCGTGAACACCGTTGACCGAATTTATCGCGTATTCGGCATGGAGCCGCCAAACAAGCCAGTCAAGGACGCCATATGGCCCCTAGTCAGCAATATCCCTGACGACGCTTGGCTCTACATTGAGCGCAATATTTGCGCCATGAACGAAAAGCCCAAAAACCTCGGGAAGTGCATGTATGCGCTTGCGGTGAAGTGGCGTGATTCCCGCGCAAACCGGCAGAGCTACCCCGGTGGAAGGGCTATAGCTCCAAGCGGCGGGAGGCACTTCCAAGCCCCCAAAAGTCCCATTGGCGACCGGGTGGCGCAGATTCGTCGGAACAATCCCGGCCTGAGTACCGTGCAGGCGCTGGGTATGGCTTTAGCCGAAACCAAGGGGGTTCCGAATGTTCGATGACGTATCTCCTTCGCCGCGAACGGATCGTATCGTGATTTGCGAACATTGCGCCGGGTGCGGTGTGGTGGACCGAATGGACGGTCACCCGCACAAGCCCGAGTACACCACAGAAGTGTGCCCCAAGTGCAAAGGCACGGGCCGTTTGCTGCGGACTGTTGAAATTTCAGAAAGGCCGTATCGCGGCGAAGGAGTCTAGAAATTGTTTAAACCGAAGTCCTTCCGTCTGGAAGAATTGTTGCCGCCGTCCAGCTTTTTGCCGGTTCGCCTGCGGGTGGTCTACCAACGTGACCCGGAACGCCTCTGGAGATGCTTCCCCGTGCCTTTTCTCTGGACTCTGGACGCCTTGCGGGAGCGTTACGGCGTCATGACCGTGAACAACTGGTATTTTCTCAAATCCGAGGAGTGGGATAAGCCGTATTGCCGCCGTTGGTCCGGGTATCGCCCGCTTGATTGCGAGGTTGGCGCAGAGCTTTCCGAGCACCGCTTTTTCAGGGCTTTTGATACCATTTTTCGGGACGTGCAGCCGGGTGAAGTGTGGGCGGATATGCGGGACAACCCGGACCTGCCATGCTTTAGTTACATCCAGCGGATTGAAGCATATGAGGGGATGGGCTGGTTTCATGCGGACTTTGGGACGCATGACCGCTTCGGTAAGGCTATCCGGGTGATCCCCTACAAGGGCAACCGTGCCGGGCTCCCCGAGTACATAGAGAGGGCGGCTGCATGAGAGGATGCCGTCCGTTGACCGACGCGGAGATACGCCGCGCCCTGGACTCTTTTACAGGTCGCCATGCGGTGCGCAACCGCTGTTTGTTTGTGCTTGGGCTTGTCTGCGGCTTTCGCGTCTCGGAAATGCTTTCTCTGCGTGTCCGGGACGTGGTGGCCGCTGGCCGGGTGCGATTTCTGGTAACGGTGCCGCGTCGGAATATGAAGGGCAGCAAGGAAGGTCGGACAGCCTTCCTTCCTCCCGAGGGGCAGCGGGCGGTTTTAGATCAGGTCCGGGCGTTGGAATATCCGGCCCCGGCCTTTTTCTTGTTTCGGTCACAACGCGGCGAAAATAGGCCCATAAGTCGGGCGCAGGCGCACCGGGTGCTTGTGGAGTGTTTTACGGCCTGCGGTATTGTGGATCAGGTGGCAACTCATTCTTTGCGCAAGACCTTCGCAGACCGCACCTATTCGTATTTCCTGGGGCTGGTGGCCGCCGGTGATGGTGTGGACGCATTTACGGAAACGTCGCTTGCGTTGGGACATTCGGACCCGGCCAGCACTCGCTATTATCTGAGTTTTCGCGATGAAAAGCGGCGTGATGCAGCCCGAGAGATTGGGAGAAGTCTGCATGTCTGATGTAATTTTGACTGTGGCCGACGTGGCGGATCGTCTGAAGGTACAACCCAAGACAGTACGCAAGTTTATTCAAGCCGGAGCCTTGAAAGCCTCAAATATAGGCACAAGGAAACGGCCACGGTATGCCATTAGGGAAGCCTTCCTTGAAGCCTTTCTTGAAGCCCGCGCAGTGACGGGCATTGAGGAAGAAGGGGAAGAGTAATGCTTGTTTGTCCTAAATGTCTTGCTGATTCGCGTGTTTTACGCTCTTTTGACGATGATAGGACTGTTGTTCGTCTGCGAGAGTGTAAGCGGTGTTCTCACCATTTCATGACAACTGAAATGATAAATAAAGATGTTATGGCGATAATGGAGATATTGGCAAAGCTTCATAAGGATGAAATGCAAGAATAAAATATTATAGTGCATATATGTTCGTATAGGCGTTGTCAAAAAGGCAACGCCTTTTTTATTTACATTGCATCATCACTAACAGCTAATTGGAGGATTTTGCAATGTATGAAATTTTTGTGCAGAGGATTAAAGGCGCTGCGGTGCCTTTCATGCTTGTTGTTATGGTGGCTATGTCACTTGCAGCATGCAATGGATTTGAAGAGAAGTCTTACAAGTCTATCAAATCTGCGGCTATTGCATATGACGCGGCAATGCAGATTGCAGCCGAGTATTACAAGTCCATCGACGATACGGACGAACAAGCCGAGTTTTGGGAGAACGTGGAAACCGTTGCCAAACCGGTACGCGCGAGCATCGTAACGGCAAAAACAGCTTGCATGGCTTACTCCAAAGCCCTGGCCGCGTACACCAGCGCCAAAGCCGTCGCAGATGAAAAAGAGGATTCCGGCGAGGAATTGACCGAAGACGAGGAAAATACCCTCTCCACCCTCACCGCCGAACTGACCGCCGCAAAGGCCGCAGCTACTGCCGCACTCAATGCCGTGGACGCTGACAGCCTTGCCGACGCCATTCAGACCATCATTGACCTGTTCTAGGGGGACGCATGAGCATTATTTCCATCCTCACTCTGTTGGTTAAGGCCTTGCAGTACACCCCCGACGCATATAGCGCGGTCCAGAAAATCGTGGCGGTATGGGAGGAACAGACCGGCGAGACGATCACGGATGAAGAGTGGGCCACTATCGACGACCTACTCAAGTCCCCGAGCGAATATATCTCCGATTCGGAGAGCTAAAATATGCCGGATCGTCTCTCATCCATAGCACAGTTAATAGGGGGCATTGCGCCCCCTATCCTAGTGGCTCTTGGCGGCGGGGCTGTGCGTGTGCTGCGTGGGCCTGGACCATGTTCCCTTCGGTATGTTTTCGCAACCATCGTGACCGCTGCATTCACCGGTTACCTGACTCATGCAGCCCTGTCGTCCGTGCCTGCCGTACCGGACGGGGTGCGGACCGCCTGTGTTGGTATCGCCGGATATGCTGGCGGGAAACTGTTGGACATCGTGGCCGAACGCTTTTGCAAGGTCGCTGGCAAGGTCGACTTGGAGTAGGGCATGCAAGTCGCTGAACTCCCTCCAACCGCTCAAGTCGTGGCCGAGGTGATAGGCAGGGATATGACTTTACGCCTAGCCCGTGCCGTCAAGTTTCGATCCCTGTATGTCCCCAAGTATTTACCCACGCGCCATTGGCTGCGGGACGTGCTGGGGGATCAGGCAGCCGAAACGCTGGCACATGAGTTCCAGGGCATGCAGTTGCCGCTGGCCCGTTGCTCCAACGTGTACCGCGCAGACCGTGACAGGAAGATTCTCGCGATGCGTGAGCAGGGGCAGTCCGCCAAGGACATAGCCTGCGCTCTGGACCTCAAGGAAAGCACTGTCTGGACAGTCATTTATCGTAAGCGCCGGGCGCATTAGGAGGCATTCAGGGTTTGAAATGTAACATTCCCTACAAACATAGCGGATTGAACACCAAAAGCACCTAGACGGACATAAACGACCCTAAACGCATCTACGGGTCCTTTCCAGGGGGGGAGGTATGAGGGTGAATGCTGCGCGCAGGTTCTTTTTTGTGCGAGGGGAATTGCCGTAGTTGCCGTAGTTGGTGCAATTGAAGCTGTGGAAAAGTATACTAGGTGGTTGGAATGAAAACGAAAACAACAACGGGAATTGAACGGCAAAAACAGGTTGTTGACCGCAATACCCTTTCCGTTGCTTTGGGGATTGCGGAGAACACCGTGTTAGCGCGAGTCCGTGAAGGCATGCCTTATGTTCAACGGGGCAGCCGGGGCCGCCCTTGGCAATTCGATATTGCCGAGTGTGTGGCGTGGGATCGTGACAGGGCGGTGAAGAAGGCAACCGGCGTGGTCAAGGGGGACGAGACTGACGCAATGCTTAATCGTCGGTTACTCACGGCACGGGTCAAGCGTGAGGAGATAGAGGCGGCGAAGGTGGCCGAGGAAGTTGTGCCGGTGGATGAAGTGGAAACCGCCGTGGTATCAGCCTTCACCGGGGTACGGCAAGCCATGCTTGCCTTGCCTGAACGGTCGGCGCTTCGGTTGCTGGCTGCCCAGGATGAAACCGAGATCAAGGAAATACTGCGCGAGGAAATAGACCTTGCGTTGCACGCCCTGGCTGACTTGGACCTGTTGGAAAGTTGGGACGATGATACAGGCGATTAGCCCGCGCATAACCAACAGGCGCGCGGTTAAAAAGATTTTTCACCGGGCGGGGCGGCACCTTCGTCCGCCGATCCGTTGCTCTGTCTCGGAATGGGCCGACAAGCACCGCATTGTCGGTGCGGCCAATGCTATGCCCGGCCCCTGGAGGACGGCGAACGCTCCGTATCAGCGCGAGCCCATGGACGTGATGGGTGACCGGCGGACAAGGCGCGTGACCCTCATGTGGTCCGCTCAGACGGGGAAAACAGAGTGTATTAATAACGCCATTGGCTACTATATCGCCCAGGACCCGAAAAGCGTCATGGTCATGCAGCCGACCCTTTCCGACCTCAAGACCTGGACCGAAACCAAACTTACCCCCCTGATTGTTGACACCCCCGAGGTGTGCGGAGCGGTCGCCAAACCGCGCGCCCGCAATGGCGTGAACAATTCGACCATGAAGAGTTACCCGGGCGGGTTCCTCATGTTCGCGTGGTCGGGCAGCCCAAACACCATGCGGGGCCGCTCCGCGCCGGTCATCATAGGCGACGAAATAGACGGCTATACCATGACCGAGGAAGGCGAGCCTATGGAATTGCTCTGGCAGCGGGCGGCCACCTTCGGGGACCAACGCAAGCGCATTGAAACGAGTACGCCGACCATCAAGAATTTTTCAAAGGTTGAAAAGGCGTTCGAGGCGGGCGACAAACGGCGCTATTTCCTGCCCTGCCCACATTGCGGCGGGCGTCAGCATCTACAGTGGGCGCACGTCAAGTGGGATAAGGACGCCGACGGCAACCATTTGCCGGAAACCGCCCGCTATATCTGCGAACATTGCGGCGGGGAGATACACGACAAACACAAACCGGCCATGCTCCGGGCCGGGGAGTGGCGCGCCGAAAAACCTTTCCGGGGACATGCGTCTTTCCACCTCAACGAACTGTATTCGCCGTGGCGTACCTTTGCGGACGTGGTGCAATCCTTCCTGGACAAAAAGGACGCCGGAACCCTGCAAACTTTTGTCAATGTGTCCCTTGCCGAGACATGGGAGGAAACCGGGGAAACCGTGGACGAAACCGGGCTTATGGACCGCAGGGAGAAATACGCCGCTCCGGTTCCCATGGGCGGCGTGGTCCTGACCGCCGGGGTGGACGTGCAGCCCGACCGCCTTGAATGCGAGGTGGTGGCCTGGGGGGGGCGTGAACAATCGTGGTCGGTTGATTACAATGTTTTATATGGCGACCCGGACCGGCCCGAGGTGTGGCAGGAACTTGACGACTATCTTGACGGACGATGGAGGCATGAAAGCGGCGTCGAGTTGAGCATATATGTTACCGCCATCGACTCGGGCGGCGCGAATACCCAAG